TCTTTATATCACACGGGTTGTTTGCCCACAATTCATTGCGCGACCTGCGCCGAGTACGCCGACCAAGGTAAGAAGGCTAAATTATTTACACTTTTATCTGTATACATAGTTGCACATAGACACGGGATGTGTATAATTGGGGCCATAACAACGGAGAATGATGATGCAAGATTTACAAAAACTGGTTCAAACCGTAGCTGCTCGCATCGAGCAGTTCGACGCTCGATCTGCGGTTGCCAGAGCTGCGCGGGACGCTCGCATCCAAGAGAACGTCGAAACAAATCACGGCATGGAACCGACGATGAGCGCCGCTGGTATGCATTCGCCTTGCGACAACTACTACTGGGAGTGGTGTCTTTACAACTCTGACGGCGAGGAAGAAGCCGTTCTCGATGGTGTATTCATGGCTGGAGAATTTTTGCCTTGGAGCAAGCAGATCAAGCTGTTTTGCAGCGACTACGCTGACAAGCGCACTGGCTCCCCGCTACGCCGCGTCACCTACATCACTCCCGAGCGAGCTGATGCTGTCATCGAGGCGCTGTCGGGCATCGTTGGCATCCACACTGGCAAGCCATTCGAGGATCGTGACGGTGATCAGATGGTCTACGTCTATATCGATGAGCGTTGCAAAGACGTGGCTGACGCTATCGAGTCGTACCTAGAGGCTCCGAAGGTTGCAGCCGCTGCTGCTCAACGCGCTGCTGAACAGGCTGAGTTAGATGCCGCTGAGCCATGCCCCACTGGCCGAGTTGCTATCACTGGCGAAATTCTCGCTATCAAACTGCAAGAAAGTTACTACGGCGACACTTGGAAGATGCTGGTCAAGGATGACCGTGGCTTCAAGGTGTGGGGCAGCATTCCTAGCAGCTTACACGCTAGTCGCGGAGCGCGAGTCACCTTCATGGCGGCGGTTGAGCCATCGCGTGACGATGACAAGTTTGGTTTCTACAAGCGGCCCACCAAGGCCGTCAATCTAGACGAGGAGGCCGCGTAAGCGGATAAGGAGGCACAAAAAAAGGGGGCATAAGCCCCCTTTCTTTTTGCTTGGTATCTACGCGCCTTGTGAGCCGTAGATGCCGCGCCAGTCACTAAAGCCGAAGCTGTAACGCTCACGGGCCTTGTAACGGATGTTACCAGTCGTGAAGTCTGGCTCCATCGTGGTTTCCATGCCAGTACGCTGGAACATCTTCAAGCCTTCGCCAGAGTCTGTGACACTGGTTAGCAGGAAGAAGGCATCAGGATCAGCCAAGTAATGGTTGACCGTGTAGCCACCGGGCAATACACCCGTGTTGCGTACAGCGTTGATGTCGTTGTCAGCAGTACCAGAACGCAGCGTTGAGTTCAGGATACGATCAGCAACGAATACCAACTGAGGTGGTACAACCAGCTTGGTTGCCTGCACTGAGATGGTCAGACCTTTGTCATCTGTGAATGTGCTGATGTCGATCAGCGCATCTTCCAGCGAGGTCTCGTTCAGGTCAGCCATTGAAGACGCACGGTTTGCAGCAGTGCCGCCACCCGCAAGCGGGTGAGCCGTGTTGATCAACGATACGCCGTCACCACCAGTGAAGCTGGATGAAAACGCATTGTTCAATACGTCTGCACCTTTTACCTCTTTGGTGTTAGCCATAGATCGGGCTAGAGCCTTCACATATCGCTTACCTAACGAGTCGTATAAGTTGTCTTCTACCGCTTCATCGGTGAGCGCGAATGCCAACGCAACGGTGTCGTGCGTGTAGCGAGCGGTAAAGCTCTCTGTAGCATTGTCAAAAACAACGCCTTGACCTTCAGTCTTGGTGGGTGCGCTTCCAAACCCAGTGATCAGAACCTCTTCTTCAAAGGCTCGCTGTGAGTCTTCGATGGCGAAGATCTCTTCGTACTCGCGGTCATAACTGTCGTAAGACATGCCGAAAAGCGAGTTCAGACCCGGCTCTAGCTCTTTAGCTAGTTGTGCTCTTGAAATAGCCATTGTCTAGCCTCCTATTTAAGCTAAGCCAGCGCCTTTAACGCCGAAAACTGAGTTTTGAATGACCACAAGAACATTGGTGTTAGCCGAAGCAACATCGTCGTTGTCTGGATCTTGTGAAATGTCAATCGCCTTGATTGGGAGGTTCGTGTTAGTCGCTCCCGTCGTTACGTCAAGCTCAGCGCCTGAAACACCAGTCTTGGTGCTGCCAGCGTTGGTGTACACAATGTCGAAGTTGCCGAAAAGATCAGCCACTGGAAATGTGTCATCAGCCTGCACTTCGTAAACAACATTCGGATCATCAATGATGAAAGCAATGATGTCTGAAGTGTTAGTGCTTGCAGGATAATAGTTGCTGAACACCTGCTCTCCCGTCGTGGGATCGGTGAATTGACAACCGTTGAACACGCCAACTATCGGCACAGTGCCGCCGTCTGCGTGAATTTCTACCGTTCCGCCAGTGACCTGCATTACCATGTCGCCTTGAAAAATGCTTGTGCCATAATTCGCAGCTATCCGATATCGACTTGCACCGCCAGAAAAGGGCGCTCCACCAATCATTCTGACTGGCTTCATTCCAAAAGAAGCGTCTTTATTCGCCATTTTGAATTACCTCTATCTACGTCCAAATGTTACGTTGCTGTCGCGTTGAGGATCGTATTTAACATAACGACTGTCACCACGGGTCTCGTTGAACATATTATTGTCCAGCGCGTCCTTGGCTTCTTGCGACTTCTCACCGTAGTAAGCCCTTCGCTCTTCAACCGTTTCGTTAGGGATCTTCGCTAATAGCAACCCTTCGTTGTAAACCACGCCTTCGTGCCGTCCATTGTCCATTGTTGGTAAAGAACGCCATTCTTCAGGAAGGTCAGTGCCTCTTACGAGTTCCCACCCCTCTCGAATCCGACGTGAGACATTAGCTCGGTCTTCTTGTCCCAACATAGACTCCCTGATCCACCGATAGGTATAACCTGCGGGTGGTGGGGGAGTTTCCAATGAGCGAACAGGTCGCCACGGTTTCCTGCGAGTCTGATTATCGTGTGACTGCGAATCACGGGATGAACGTGCGTTTGCTTTTGCTTCTGCCATTTTAGCTTGCCTCTCTTGCTGCAATTTTTTGCTTCTCTTTCGCCACTCGCTGCAACCATGCCTCTTCAGACATATTGTGCGGCTTGAGGCTTCTGAGTCGCTCTAGCTCAGACTTAGAAAAGCTTACGCCGTTCTTTTTGCCTTGTGTTTTTGATCGGCCCCCTTGGGGAGCTGAAGCGACTCTTTGCACAGCGGGTCTGCTTCCACTTTGAACGATCTTAGATCCACCATCAGCGGATTTGGTATGAGGATAAACCGTACCTACACGGCTGTCCAACTCTTCATAATACTCGTCCGAGCCTACATCAAAGCCTTCGTTGGCTAGATTGTAATGGACGTAGTAGGCGTATTGAGTTGCCTTCATGTCTTCTTCGTCATCTTTGTTGGCATACCACGGGTTACGGTCATGCCATTCAAGCGCGTCTTCAGTCGGGGTGACCTCTTGCTCAGCCTGCTGATATTGCTCTTGCTGAACCACCTGCTCGTTGCCTTGAGAGACATACGCCTCTTGCTCTTGAACTGCGGTTTGCTGTCTAGCCTTAGCTACTCGCAGCTTTTCCTTCTGGATCGATATGTCGCTCTGAAGCTTTGCCGCTTTGGTTATCAGGTCTGCATCGCCGCTCTCGACAGCCTTACGATACACGTCATCAATCTGCGATTCCTTAGATACCAAAGCCTCTTCTTCTTTAGCCAGCACTTGGTTTGACTGTTGCGTCGAATACTGTCGATATTGCTGAAGCTCTGCTTCTTTTTGCAGAGCAATCTGCTCAAGCTGCTGCGCCCGTTGCTCTGCCTCTCGATGCTTAGCATTAAGCTTGTTGATGCGCTTGGAAACCGACTTGGTATAGTTTTCAAGCTCGTCGCCGTCACTGACAACCTCAGAGCCTTCCACTGGGTCTTCTGTGACCTGAATAGAAACCTGCTCTTCTTCGATCTGCTCCGCGTTTTGATTCTCAATCATGTGAAACTCACTATGTCATCTGGGTTAAGAATTGTGCCAATAACCTCATCATCATTGATGATTCTGACCTCGCCACCGTCTTCTAGCTTAAATCGAGCGCCAGAGTATCGACCAATCAGAACCCACTGTTTTTCTTGGCACCACGGTGTATCGCCAAACTTTTCCGTGTCGCCGTAGCAAAGTGGCCCCATTTTTACAACATAGGCCACAACCGTGGCAAGTGCCTCTCGGTCTACAGTCTCTTTTAGTAGGTGAATCCCGCCATCAGACTGCGCTTTGCCCTTATAAGGCAAAACCAACATTCGCCATCCTGTGGGGTCTGGCATACGCTCTAAGGCGGATTTGTCTAGCAAGGTGGGGTCAAGAACGCGCTCGTCGTTTGAGACATAGGCGGACTCAGTGGTCGGGATGGTCAATTTAGATTTCCTTATAGAATTCTTTGATGGTGTCCTCGACCAAGTTTATAACAGTTAGCTCGCCCTGCAAACTTTTATAATGTTCTATATCTTTGAGCATACCGTCCATCATGACCTCGCGGATAAGCTCTCTCCGCTCAGCCATGACTCTTTTTAGGCGCGATCCAAGGTCAATGTCATCCACTAAACTTTCTCGTGGAAGTCAAAACCACGGGTTGCAGCACCAGCGCCACGGGCTTTGATCACCTTGATTTCGCCGCCCATCGTTCTACGAACCAATGCAGGTGCTGTGGGGGTGGATTTGATGGTTTTTGTTGGTGACTCAACCTTTTCGACTCGGCTCATGTCTTTAATTGTCATTTCTTCGTCCTTTTCTTGTAAGTTCTTTTGGCTGGCTTTTTGGTCTCAACCTCTGGTGCTTGCTCGGCAACCGTTTCTGCCACTGGCTCCTCAACAACCTCTGGCTCGACAACAGGCTCTTCTACTGGCAACGGCGCTGGAGGCTCTGTGCCGTTGATACGCGCCATCTTGGTGGCAATCCTATGATCGCTTACTTTATTTTTTTCTTCGATATCGGTTTGTTTCTTAGTCTCTAAAGCGGCCTCTACCTCTCGCGCTATTTTTTTCTGCTCTCTGAGAGCGGCAATGCGATCTCGGTCAATACTGTTTGATGAAATAATTGTAGCCACTATCGGCCTCCCATGTTCTTGTTTTGCATGTCAAGGAGCTTCAGCTCCGCTTGTTGCTCAAGGCGACGAATGGCTACATCGAGCTTATCGTCTGCAACTTCTTTTTGAACGCCAAGGCGCTGCTTGGCAATCTCGGTCTCTAAAAGTTTCTCTTCAGCACGTTGTTGCTGCTTAGCTTCAAACTGTTGGTTATCAGAATCAATAGTCTTTTCTTTCAGCATCAGCTCTTGCTGTCGTATCTGAACCAGTGGATCGGTCTCGTCGCCTTGTCCAATGGACTCAAGCAGCTCTTGCGTCAATTGAGCCAGCACTGGCGACGATATCTGCTCCATCTGCATTTGAATCTGGCTTTGCATCTGTTGGAGCTGATCGGGGGGCACCTGTCCAGATTGTTGCGCGGCCTGCATCTCTTGCATCTGTTGGTTCAGCTCTGGTGGTATCTGGTCTTGAACCATCTGACCAGCCATAAATTGTAAGTGCTGCATCATATGGCCGATGATCATGCCTTGAAGCGGCGGGTTCTGCTTAACCACGTCGGTCAAAAACAACGACCTGTGAGCGTCAATGTGAGCCTGATGATTCTGAGCCTCAAACGCTTGTGCAGGCTGACCCATCAGGAATCCGTTATTTTCTAAGCCAGCATCTACAGGCATGGGCTGCGGTGGCGGTGGGGGCGGCTGTATGAGGCTATCCACATCATCAACACCGAGAGCCGAGTACATGCGCCTGTACGCCTCATAGATGCCCTGCGGCCCGTGTATCTCAGGGTTAGACTGCACCATCGTAAGCAGCTCTTGAGCCATCGTGATGCGCTGTGATTGGCTGAAGATGTTGGGATCTGATACAGGGATGACATCAACTCGGCCATCAAAGTCCTGACCCATAATCTCTTGAGGGCCATTGCGTGAAACATACGGATAATTG